TGCGATCAAATTCATGCCGAAGGAAGACCTGGAAGGTCTTTACGTCCATTGGTTGATGCGTCGCATTGTGGATCTCGTCGCAGATGAAGCTACTCGTGAAGGTTTTGAGATTTTGTTTGGTGGTGAGGGCGTAAATGCTCAGACTCTGTCAGGCGTTGAGCAGGCCATTGAAGACTTGGAAATTCTGCACAATTTCAATAACGCGGCGAAAACGTCTCGTCTCTATGGCGGCAGCGCAATCATCCTTTACATCGACGACGGTCGCCGTGCTTTCGAGCCTGTCGATGTAAACAACATTCGCTCCGTAGAAGGCATGGAAGTTCTGGACCGTCACCAGATTGCTCCTGTCATTGACGAGGACAGCCTTTATGACTATTCCAAGCCAACGCACTATCAGATTATTTCTGGCGACCTGATCCAGCAGCCCAATCTTGTTCGCATTCACAAGGATCGCATTTTGCGCTTTGACGGTATTTGGCTGCCGTATCGCGTGCGTCAGAAGAATTATGGATGGGGCATGTCAGTGCTGCAGAGCGTGTATGAAAGTTTCAAGCATTACTACACGGGCACTTCTTCTATTGCCACTCTCCTCACTGAATTCGACGTTTTTGTTCACAAGGTGAGAGGCTTGGCCTCGATGCTGGCGGCAGGCAAAGAAACGCAGGTGAAGAATCGCCTGGAGCTGAATGACATGAGTAAGAGCATCTATCGCGGCTACGCGATTGATGCGGAAAAGGAAGAGCTGGCATTTGTGAGCCGCCAGTTTGGCGGCGTGTCAGAAATCCTTGAGAAGCTTCGCCTGGACGTGATTGCAGCATCTGGCATTCCCCATACGTTGCTGTTTGGCCAGTCACCATCTGGCCTGGGTGCCACTGGCCGCAGCGAAGAACGTGACTTCGCGAAGGTGTGTCATCACTATCAAGAGCAAAACTTCCGCAAGCCTCTGATGAAGCTGATGCGGTATGTGATGGCAAGTCGTACTGGACCGATCAAAGGAGAGCAGCCCGACAACTGGCGTATTGGCTTCAAGCCATTGTTTGAGATGAATGAGCGTGAACTAGCGGATGTCCGTGCGCGTGTGGCTGCTGTTGACGCTCGATACATTCAAGTGGGCGTGCTCACGCCGCAGGAAGTTGCTGACAGTCGCTTTGGCAAGTCTGAATACAGTATTGAAACAACCATTGATCCATCAATTCGTCGTGAGCTGCCCGAAAAGGCTGAGAAGGGTGATGTTCCTCCTGGTGGTCGCGACCCTCTTGACCAATCCAATGGAACACTTCCCATTGACGGCACGAGGGGCGCAGCAGATAGCGCGGAGGTGGAGGATGAGGCGGGCCTCTACCTACCCGGAGATCTTGAGCACACTCGTGGAGACGTAAAGTTTACTGACAAAAGCCTGCACAGTGCTGCAGTTTCAGCAGCCAAGCGCAAGTTCAAGGTGTGGCCGAGTGCTTATGCCAGTGGTTATGTCGTAAAGCACTACAAGGAGGCGTACAAACGCAAGCATGGCTCTCTGTCAGGAGCTTTCAAGAACGACGAAGGCGAAGTGCATGCCGATGATCTGGACAAGTGGTTCAAGGAAGAGTGGGTGAGGATTGGCGCCAATGGCGAAATCCTTGGGCCTTGTGGGGCTCGCGGTGAAAAGGAAGGCAAGCCCAAATGCTTGCCAAAAGCAAAAGCTCAAGGCATGTCAAAGGAAGGGCGGCAGAAGATTGTTGCCCGCAAGCGTCGCAAAGATCCCGAGGCCAATCGAAAGGGCAAGGCCAAGATGGTCAGCAGCAAGGTTGACGCCAAAGACCCTGCAGCGCATGCGTATAAAACCAAAGAAGAAGCGGAGCTGGACGCAGAAAAGCTGGGCTGCGACGGCCACCACGTCCATGAGACAGACGACGGTCCCGTGTACATGCCCTGTTCGACGCATGAAGTGTTTGAAAAGGTTCATAAGGAGTTCCTAGCGAAGAAAGAGGATGCAATCGAACCGATCAAGACTGAAGGTTTGATACTGGCTGACATCGATGAAGCTGCTCAAATCACGGCTGAAGATATCGATGCTGCCTTGAATCAGTGGAAGCAGGAAGCGCCGGAGCGCTTTAAGGACATTCTGGAGGCAGAGGATGTTGAGCCCACTAAGTGATCCATGGCCGCGCATGGACGCGGATTGGACTTATGACCCGTTGACGGGGCGCTATAGGCGCCCTTCCGGCAAATTCATGAGTGAAAAGGCCGTTACTGCATTAGTCGATGGTCGGATTGTTGAACTTGGCAAGAACCTGCGTCGCTTCACAAGAATGTTGATTGATGGAAACATCACTTTGGATCAATGGCAAGGAAGCGTTAGAGAAGCCATCAAAGGTGCTCACATTCAGGCAACTGTGTTGGGCCATGGTGGTCGGGCTCGTATGGGCGCTAGAGAGTATGGTCGCATCGGTCAAAGGCTTCGTGCGGAATATCGTTATCTCCAGGGTTTTGCTGGTGATGTTTTGGCTGGCCGCGTTTCTGCTCCCATGGCTCTTGCTCGTGTCCAGCTATACGCTGAGTCTGTACGCGGCAGCTACTGGGAAGGAACCACGCTTCGGCAGGAGAAACAGGGGTATTCAATGATGAGAAGGAGGCTTGACCCTCAAGCTGCTCACTGTGATGACTGTCTGAGGTATGCGGCTGCTGGATTAGTGCCAATTGGCAGCTTGCCGATGCCTGGGCAGCGATGTGAATGCCGCTCGAACTGCAGGTGTTTTGTCGAATACAAGAGAGGGGCCGGGATCAATGTCATGGTGTGATTTTGCGTGTACCATGATGCGGAATCGTAAAGTGTCATGGCAAAAATCCTCTACTGTGGAGACTGCGCCGTCCAAACGGGATTTGGCCGTGTAGCCGAAAACATATTGCCGATGCTCGCCAAGGAGCACGAAGTGGTGGTTTTGGCGGTGAACTACTGGGGAGATCCTCATGATTTTTCATTTCGACTGTATCCGGCAATGATTGGCGGCAGTGATCCGTTTGGCTCTCATCGCATTGCTGAAGTGTTGCAAAAGGAGAAGCCGGACATGGTGCTTGCCGTTAATGATATTTGGATTGTCAATAAGCTTTGGGAACGCGCTAAGCCGTTGAAGGAAGAGCTGGGGTTTAAGTGGTATGGCTATTTTCCTGTAGACAGTTATGGATTCTTTCCTGACGTGTTCAAGCCTTGCCATGAGTGGGATGGCATGGGCACCTATACGCAGTTTGGCATGCAGGAAGTCCGCAAGGCTGGCTGCGACTTGCCATGTGACGTGATTCCGCATGGAATCAATCGAGAGCATTTTTACAAGCTGGACAAGGCTGCTTGTCGTGAGGAGTTCAAGCTGAGCGACGAGTTGTTTATTGTCTTTAATGGCAATCGCAATCAACCGAGAAAGCGAATCGACCTTACCATTCGAGGGTTTTTGAAGTTTGCGGAAGGCAAGCCGGACGCTCGTCTTTGGCTGCACATGGGCAAAAAGGATCAAGGCTGGGACATCATCCCACTGTTCAAGAGAATGGCTCGCGAATATGGAATGGATCCTACGGAAAAGTTGATTCTCACGTCAAGTCAATTTGATGTGACCAAGTGTTTGCCCATTGCAGCACTGAACCGTGCTTACAACTGTGCCGACGTAGGCGTCAACACTTGTATCGGTGAGGGATGGGGGCTTGTCAACTTTGAGCATGCCGCCACTGGAGTGGCGCAAGTGGTGCCGGATCACACGTCAATGAAGGAAGTCTTTAGTGGAATTCCGCGCATCCCTGTTGAAAGTTGGGAAGTGGACAGAAATTATGGCTTGGATCGTGGACAGCCTTCGCCGGATGGATTGGCAGACATCTTGAGTCATTATTACGAGCATCGTGATGACCTGGAGAAAGTAGCTGACTGGTGTTTTGACATGACTCAACAAGATGTTTTCTTGTGGGACACAATTGGAGAAGCGTTTCTGACCGTTATTAACCGTACACTCGTCGCTGCGCCTAAGGCTCCTCGTAAGCGCAAAATTCAGGAGGCTTGATTATGAATTTTCATTTCCGCGAAAACACTTACGACGCTTCAATTTTTGATTTCGTTGTTCGCCAGAACGAATATGAGCTGGGTGATTTGTCCGGCAAGCGCATTCTTGACGTTGGTGGGCACATTGGATGTTTTGCACTGAAGGCCCTGCGTTGCAATGCAGAGAAAGTAGTCTCATTTGAGCCCAGCCAGGAAAATGATGAGCTTGCGAAATCAAACCTCGCAGGCAATGCAGGCAAGGCTGAAGTGGTTCGTGCTGCAGTGTCTCGCAGTGACAAACAAGTGGAGGTACGTTTTGAGCCGAGTGATCATGCTCCTAATTCTGGGGGTGGCTGTAGTGTTACTGGTCTCGGAGAGGTTGTGCCTTCCATTTCTCTGGATGACGCTATTGAAGAGCACAACGCAAACTGGCTCAAGATTGACGCGGAAGGTGCGGAGTTTCCTGCTCTCTACACTTGCACCAAGCTCGATCAGATTGAAACGATCGTTGGAGAGTTCCACAACGCCGTGGGAACGGAATGGACGGGCGTCTTCATGTTTGAGCACAACACGCCCGAGCTTCCTGAAGATTTCAAGGGGGGCCTTTCGATGGAGAAAGTG